GACCAATCCGATGGCAAAGACGAAACGCAAGAAATCCTCTCCTTCCATCCCAAACGTCATTGCGCGTCACGGGCATCAGCATCAATACTTTCGGGGAGATATAAAAGTAAATCACAGGGCTACTCATCAAAATGAAGATAAAATTGAGACATTATCAAGATCCTACAGGGTATGCCGTTACAATACTTTACATAAACGTCATGCTATTGATGATGCGCAACGAGAAGCGGCGGATAAATATCTTGTTTTAACTGAGGCATCTCTTGGCGCTAAAGTATCAGAAAAAAATTCATTTATTGACAAAGCCACAGTCAATACGTCTTCACCGACGTTTAACCAGATTGTTGCGACATCAGCATTGCGTGATGCTCATCATGCTGTTGGGAAACATGCCCAATATATTTTAACGATGCTAATAATTGACAATCACGATCCAAAAAGTATTGGCAATCGCTTGCATGTCAGCGATGAAAAGGCGATGGGATTGATAATTGCCGCCTTGCAGCGCCTTGCCGAGCATTGGCGCATCGCTGAGGTTTGGACAGACGAGAATCAAGTCGTTGATGACGATCTGCCCGACAAAGGGTTTGCGCGCCGGTTCGAGCGAAAAAAAGCGGCTGTGGTCGCTTCAGATTCGCCAATCCCCGATTTTCCCGCTTGACTGTCATCCGGGGAAATTGATACGTTTTCGGCAGAGTTGAAAATTGCGCCCGAAGCGGTTCTTCCCGCTGGCCATCCCAGGTGTTTTGCATGGCTGGAAAAAAAGGCCGGTCAGGCCGTCTGCCGGATTATCGCCCAAAACCTGAGCATGCCAAACAGGTCGAAGTGATGGCTGCGATTGGCCTCACATATGAAACGATGACAAAAATCATCGGCTGTGGTCATGTCAAAAATCTCAAAAAGCATTTTCCCGATCAGCTTGCGTTTGGGCGCGGGACCATCAATTGCATGGCCGCTGTTGAGTTGATCAAGAAAATTCAGGCTGGGGAAATGGCGGCGATAACTTTTTGGTTGAGTCGCCGGGGCGGGAATGAGTGGAAAGAAAAAACAACGGTTGAATATCAAGGTAAGGTTGTTTCTGAAATACACAAGATAATTGACCCGGTAGAGGCACAGAATGAATACACTAGACTCATGTCTAGTCCCGGATTTGGATTGGAAAAACCCCAACTACACTAAGATATTTCAAGATAGAATTGTAAGATTGGAACGGTTAAGGTCTGGAAAGTTCTCATTAGAGAAACTTAAGGCTTTCTATAAAGAAAACGAAGCTCAGTTCATTATTGATTGGGGCTGCACCACTGATCCTCGCAACGTCGCCTATGGTTTGCCCGCCACTTTGCCGTTCATCTTGTTCCCAAGACAGATTGAATGGATCAAATGGGCGCTGACGAGTTGGAAAGAAGGGCGTCCTGGCGTAACGCCAAAAAGTCGAGAATCAGGAATTTCGTGGCTTGGCATCGCTTTGTCCTGCACTCTTTGCTTATTCAATCAAGGAATGACAATAGGATGGGGATCAAGGCTTGAGGAATACGTTGACAAAATCGGGGAGCCGAAATCTTTATTTTGGAAAGCGCGAAAATTTATTGAATTGTTGCCAACAGAATTTAAAAACAATTTCGATTTGCAGAGAGATGCGCCGCATATGCGGCTGATCTTTCGGCAAACCGATAGTATCATCAGCGGAGAAGGCGGAGACAACATCGGGCGCGGAGCCAGAACTTCCATCTATTTTGTCGATGAGGCCGCGTATCTCATGCATCCCGAGCTGGTGGATGCGGCGCTGTCCCAAACCACGCGCTGCCGCATTGATGTCAGCACACCGAACGGCCTGGGCAATCCATTTCATCGCAAAGTCACAGAATGGTCCGCCGATCGCGTGTTTCAGTTCCATTGGCGTGATGATCCGCGCAAGGATGAAGAATGGTACGAACGCCAGAAAATCGACCTTGATCCGGTAACGCTGGCGCAGGAAGTTGATATCGACTTTGCGGCTTCGCTTGAGAATGTCCTGATCCCACAAGCCTGGGTGCAGGCTGCTATCGACGCGCACATCAAGCTCAAGATCACGCCGACCGGCGCAAAGGAAGGGGCGCTGGACGTGGCTGATGAGGGCCGCGATCTGAACGCATTCTGCGGGGCACACGGCATCCTGATCGAATGTCTGGAGGAATGGTCCGGGAAGGGGTCTGATATTTTCCGATCGGTGCAGCGCGCGTTCGAGCTATGTGACCAGCATGGCTATTCGCTTTTGCGGTATGATGCAGATGGAGTGGGCGCGGGCAGCGCGGGGGCGGCGCGGGTTCTCAATGAGAACCGCCTGAAGCGGATTGAAGCCCGAATTTTCCGGGGATCGGCTGGCGTCATCGACCCCGAGAATGAAGATGTGCCGGGCCGCACGAACGCCGATATGTTTCTGAATTGCAAAGCGCAGTCATGGTGGGGATTGCGCAATCGCTTCCAGACCACCTATCGCGCCATCAAGGAACAAGCCGAGTACCGGCCAGATGATCTGATTTCTATCCCCGGCAACCTGCCGTTCCGGCAAAAACTCTGCATGGAATTGAGTCAGCCGACTTATGGCAAAACCAGCACCGGCAAGATCATCGTTGAGAAAATGCCGGACGGAACCCGGTCTCCGAATCTGGCTGATGCGGTGGTGATCCGGTTCGCCCGGATCGAGCATCCATTCGTTCTGAACAGTGATGCGGTTCGGGATTACATCAGGCTGATCAGACGCTCCCGCTAGGAATGAAGGATGACAGAATGGCGCGGCGTGGCGGACAACCTTCTCCGTCAATGTCGGAAGCGGTTTCGTCAACACCTCGTGCGACTGACGTGCGAGACTGGGTTCAGAGCATCCGTAATGCCTTGGATTATGTCTGCAGTTTTGGGCGCGCGCGATCTGCGAAGGCCACATACACCCTACCTAAGCCCTGGCCGGGAGTTTTGCCGCCGGAGATCAAGAAAGCGCCTCTGGCAATGGATAGCCAGATTCAGGCAAGCTTTGAATGGTTCGGGCAAGATTCTTGTGGCCACGGTTATGGCTTCATGGGATATGCGCGGCTTTCTGATCTGGCGCAGGTTCCGGAGTATCGACGCCCTTCTGAAATTCTCGCCAATGAGATGACGCGGAAATGGCTAAAAATTGTTTCCACATCTACTGAAGACAAAACGGAGACAATCAAGCGCATCGAAGAAGAATTGGATCGGATCAAGGCACAGGAAATTTTTCGCCGGGCTTTTGAACTCGACAATTTTTTCGGAAAATCTCAGATATATCCTGATCTGGGTATGGAAGGGGACGAACTCAAAACGCCTCTTATTCTTGAGTCCAAGGTCAAAAAAAATAGCTTGAAATCGCTCCGTGTTATTGAACCGATTTGGACTTATCCAAACAATTACAATTCTATTGATCCAACAAAAGAGGATTTCTACAATCCCCAAACATGGTTTGTCCTGGGGCAGGAAATTCATGCGAGCCGCATGATGATGTTCCGATCCAGGCCGGTTTCTGACTTGCTAAAACCGGCCTATCTGTTCGGTGGCGTGTCTCTGACGCAATTGTTGAAACCATATGTTGATAATTGGTTAAGAACTCGCCAATCGGTTTCAAATATAACGCACAACTTTTCTACGATGGTTTTCCTGACAGACCTTTCGCAAATGACCCAGCCCGGCGGACAGATGATCCTCGCGGAAAGAGCCGAACTGTTTAATGCTACCCGTGATAATCAGGGCGCTTTTATTGCAGACAAAATCAAAGAGGATATCAAAAACATTTCTGCGCCACTTGGGAGCTTGGATAAGCTGCAAGCTCAAGCGCAAGAGCAAATGGCCGCAATCGCTGGCATTCCATTGGTTAAGTATTTTGGCATCACACCCAGCGGGTTGAATGCATCAAGCGATGGTGAAATTCGCTGTTTCTACGATACAATAGAGTCTGTTCAGCAACGCGAGGGAACGCCCGCATTCAAGCGATTGCTGGATATAATCCAGATGAGCCTTTTTGGTAAAATTGATCCGACAATAACATTCCAATGGGAACCGCTTTGGAGCCTTGACGAGGAAAAGCAAGCGAATGTCCGTAAAGTGAATGCGGAAATTGATTGTGCTTATGTAGATCATCAAATCCTCAGTCAGGAAGAGGTTCGGAAAACCATCGCCTCGGAAGAAGATAGCCGCTACGCTTCGATTGATGTGGAAAATTTGCCGGAACCACTGGAGCTTCCCGGACAGGAAGTTGAAGAAAAAGACGATGAGGCCACACCGGACTTGAAAGACGCTCCGGCGGCGGAACTTCGACATGCCGGTGAAAAGATCCATGCCGCTGAGTAATGCGGGAT